CTCTTGTAATTTTGTCATAGCAGCAGCAGAAACCTTTGCACTACCTTCTGTCTTACCGCTTGCTATAAATCTTATTATCTGATATCTTTCCTTTATAGCTCTTCTAGTATTATCACTTGCTTGCCAGTTAGTAGTCCATGGCCACATTGTATCAACATATAAATCACCCTCAGAAGGAGGTTTTGCTGCACCTTTATATGCTTCAAATTTAGTATTGGCATTTTGACTAGTGCCACCAGGCAAAAACTTTTTCCATCTAACATCCTTATGATAAAGAAGATTTATAGCATCCACAATATGTTGAGGACATTTTATCTTTATCATCTTTATTTTATTTTGTTTACCATCAAATAAAGGAGCCCTAAATTGTTCTTCCAAGAACCACTGATTATAATTACCAGTCATCTGAGCAATTCTAGTCCACCTACCTCTAGAAAAATTACCTCCCTGACCACTAGGGAATCCATTTTTAATTTGTTGATTTGTATGGATGGTATTAAAAGCCATTAATCAAAGATAAATCCTTTGACTATTTAGATTCTAACTCCTCATCTAATACTTCTAGCATCTCATTGACTGCTATAAGATTATCTATATCAAATAAGTACGAAGCAATATGCTTACTAATATATGGTTTTTCATTACGTGCTGCAAATGCAAGTGCATTCTTTAAACATGCTTGAGCCTCTCTAAGAGACTCTTCTACTTGACCTGTTAATGGCATTAACGATCCCCCTTTGCTCTTACTTCTGATTTCTCTACACTAAACTTTCCACCAGGATATCTCTTCTCTAGTTTTTTAACATTACCTCGCACAACATCGTCGAAAGATACGTCCAAAGCCATACAAGCTTGTGCCACATACCAGAGAACGTCACCCAACTCAATAATAAGATGCTCTCTGTTGTCGTCATTCCAAGGTTTTCCCTGAAACACCATCTTCTTAACGATTTCCATAAACTCACCACCTTCAGCACTAATCCCAACAGCAGCAGTGGTAAGACGATTAATATTGGAACCCTGTTTATCAAGAAGTTGAAGACTGTCAATAAAAGAGTTATAATCCTTACTGGGATCGGATGTGACACCATCCACGAAATTAAGGTACTTATCCAGGTCGACACTTTTAGATTGAGACATTTTTAACCTCTTCTGATGATTTACGTAATTGTTCTAGTGCTGCTAGAACTTCAGGAGTTTCTTCCCAACTCCATTCTTGATTATGTTGTTCGTTTTTCTTCGTTATTGTATGTGTTTTTAAAGTCATTAGAATTTAAACTCTGCGAAGGATTTTTTTGGTTTCTTTTCTTCATTAGGATTATACTCCTCTTCTTGTCCACTGTCAAGGATATCCTCTTGTGCTTTTTGTTCAACATCATACAATCTCATCTTAGCTCTATCTATACCCACGATAAATCTCTTGAAGATAGTAGGATCGTTATACCTATTCTTCAATTGCTTTACCATAATCTGATTTAACGTTTCCAACTCTTCTGTAGAAATAAGGGCAAACATAAGGTCAGCAGTAGCAGGGAGTCCAAAAGACTCAGAGGTGTCAGTAAGGTCCACATCGCTACTAGCAAAGCCGCTACGAGTAGTTTGAGTGGCAGATACAATCGGAAGGTTCGCCTCAACTGCGAGACCCCGTAATTCTTCCGCGATCGCTTTGATGTATGAGTAGGAGTTGACGTTACTTCCTGCTCTATATCGTGATGAGGCACATATATTAAGATAGTCTATGAATATTATATCAGGTTTGAATGACTTTTTCAAGGCAAGTTCATTTAGCAATCCTTTAAAATGTCCAGAGTGTGCAGCAGCAGTAGGATACTCCTTAATAATAAGAGTACCCTGTGTCTTCTTAGCAAGGTTTGTTACCTTACTCTCAAACATTACTTTAGGAAGATCTGTTATATCCTGTATATTGACATTAAGTAAATTAGCATCGATCCTCTCCGCAATCTTTTCCTCTGCCATTTCGAGAGTGATGTAGAGGACGTTTTTCCCTTGGAGGAGGACACTGCTAGCCACATGACACATGAAAAGAGACTTTCCAACCCCTGTGCCAGCAAGAGCAATGTTGAGAGTTTTATTCGGGAGACCTCCTTTCGTAATCTTGTTGAAGTATTCAAGATCAAAGGGAATGCGATCTTCTTTCTTGTGGTACGATTCAAACCTTTTCTCATAATCTTGGAGATAGTCGTGTCCTACATGATTATCAAAAGAAACAGAAAGAGCATCAGAGAGAATAGTAGGAATAGCATCCCTTCCTTTGGATTCATCTTTTCCATCTGCTAACTGTATTGATTCCATCAGTGCCAAATATATAGCACGATCTCTACACCATTTCTCAGTGGTGTTAACTAACCAATCTAATTCTGAGGGAGACTCTTCTAAAGATAAGATAAGATCTGTAATCTCTTTAAAAGAAGAATCATTTATATCTTGACGTTTTTCAGTCTCAATACATAGAACTTCTTTAGTAGCAGGTGTGTTGTATTCTTCAACAAAATTTAAAATCTCTTCAAATACAACCTTTTGATTAAAGTCCTCAAAGTATTCTGCCTTAAGAAAAGGAACTACTTTACGAACATACTCCTCATTATATAAAAGGTTTCTAAGAATTAGAAACTCAACCTTCTCCATAACTGAATTCCTTTTGTGCTATTTCATCAAGGGCTTGCATTACCTCATCAGTAAAATACTCTTCAGGATTAGCAAGAATCTGTTTAGCATATATCTTCTTACCATTCATCTCATATCTACCTGCTACATTCTTCCACAGTCCTCCTATCTCTCCTAATTCTAGAAGACCATAGTACTTATCAAGACCACGTTCATCAAAATACAAACGTATATCAACTTGCTTATTCTCTTTACTTAAACGAGATTTGTGAGTCTTTGCTTTGATAATGTTTCCGATGACTTCTTTTCCATCTTTCTCTTTTTTCTTGCTGAGATATATGATTGTACTCGCTGCATACTTGAGTCCAGAACCCCCACCCATTTCTTTCGTTGGAACATAAGCTCCGATGACATCATACGTGTGATTTGTGACAATGAGTGGAACATTCGCTTGGCCGAGTTTAAGAGTTAACATTCTAAATGCTCCCTTAACCAATTGAGATTTGGTCATATCACGCACCTGTTTGTCGTCAAGTGCGTCCCTAATCTCTTTCTCGGTGGAGAGCATTCCAAGAGAGTCTAACACAAACATACATGGTTTGCGTTCATCTATGGGCATCTGCAGATATTTATCAACTGCCTTTAATGCTTTGGTACGGAATTCCTCAATTGTTACAACATTAACGACAACAGTGCGATTTAAATCTACACCACGAGACTCAAGTAATCCTTTATTAACAGCAGCTTCACTATCGAAATAAAGACAGTAACCGTCAGGATTATTGTCCAAAAAGTTCTTGACAACTGCGAGGGAGAAGAAAGTTTTACCAGTACTAGACTCACCAGCGATGGCAGTAATCTTATTGCCAGATACGCCACCAAAAATGGAACCGCTAACCATTGCATTAAAGATGTACGAACCTGTGTCGATGAACTCTTCTTGTTCGTTGATGTCTGCTGCGAGTTGGGTGAAGTCATCGCCAATCTCTTTTACTATGTCTTTTAAAAAATCCATTACTAAAATATTCTAACGTTAGTTGCCAATCTTAAGTACTTTAATAATACTATATGATACCATGTTAAGTCAATTTGTCCACGTTGTAAACCTTGTTTAGCAGAACTAGGATAAGCATGATGATTATTGTGCCATCCTTCACCAAATGTAAGTGCTGCTACCCACTTATTATTACGTGAACTATCCTCTGTATCATATGCTCTTGTACCCCATGCATGAGTGGCAGAATTAACTAACCAAGTCACATGATAGACTAGAACCAATCTTAAAAATATACCCCACAATACATAAGACCAACCACCTAAAAGATAAAGAGTAAGACCTAAAGGAACTTGTAAGAAAAGAAAATATTTATCTAACCATACAAAATAAGGATCCTTTCTCATATCACCAGCATACCTACGAACTCTTTTCTCACCAGGTACTCTAACAAACATCCATCCTATATGACTCCACCATATTCCTCTCTTAGCATTATGAGGATCAAGTGCTTTATCAGAATGTTTATGATGCTGACGATGTAATCCTACCCATGTAACAGGTCCATACTCAGCACTCAATGCTCCACAAGTAGCAAAAAATCTTGCTAACCATTGTGGAACCTTAAATGATCTATGTGATAATAATCTATGATATCCAAGAGTAACACCAAGACATGCAGTTACCCAATAAAGAATAAGAAGAGTTGTCACTGCACCCCAACTCCAAAACTGCGGAAGCAATGCAACTCCTGCAAGTATATGTATTACTATCATAAAAATGATAGTTGGCCACTTTACCATAATCCTCCACGATATAGTATTTTCTGAAATAGGGAATTGCCCTTATGGACATTTTCTTCCCAATCATTTGCTGAGTTTTCATCAGCAGAATCAGAAATATACTTCCAACTTCTGAACTTTACTCCTTCTTTGTGACAGGTTTTAGCAATAGCATATGCTTCCATGTCTACAATATCACAAGCAATTTCTGGTTTAGATGTTGCGAATTTGTCTCCACTTCCACACACTATACCATGTTCACCTATTAGTATACCATCCTCAAAGGGTGTTTGTCCAAGCTCACACTTTAATGCTCTTGCATCCATGTCTCTATCAACATATCCTGTTACCTCAACAAGTCCTGTGACATCACTCACAGAACCTGCTGAACCAAAATTAATAATAAACTTATGTCCATCATTAATTGCTCTCATAGTAGCAATCGTAGCATTCACTTTACCACACCCACTCAAATAAATGGGATACCCTTGTATCCCTTCTGCTTCTTCAGGTAGAGCAATAACAAGTGCTGCCATTAAATTACCATACCATATTGTTCACGAATAATTTTCTTATAAGGACCACCTGGATTAGCATCTCTAGTCTCCTTTACTATTTTAAGTTTCTGAAATAATGCAGTGTCTCCACCTAGATGCAACGCACTAATAATCGTTGCTAACTCTTTATCGTCGATAGGTAATTCCATTAGGAAAAAAATGCCTCTAGTGTTACAGTTTTTTCTACATTCCAACCAATCGCATCAAGTATGATTTTGAGTGGTTCTAAGAAGGCTTTGTCAAATTGTAGATCGTAATCAACATACTTGTCAAGACCGATCTCATGAGGAAAATCCTGAATAAACGAAATAATATTCTCATGAATAATATTTGGTTTTTTCAGGTAACAGAATTTGATCTTTTCACCATTCTGGATGAGAGAGTACTTATTATCCAACTTATGTTTTTTGACATAATGGTTATACAATAATGCACCCCGTATATGTATAGGAGTTCCTTTAGCATATATTGTAGAAGATGCTTTATACTTTTCTACATTAGTAGCAGACCTTGGGAAGGATATATCTTCAGGAGGAAGAGACTTGAATTCCTTACGAGACTTCTCAATAAAGTCAATTACTTCATCTTCTGTTCCGTTCATCATTATCTTAAGAGCAGAATAGGATGGCAGG